CGGTAATCATTCTTTCAATATCAACGATGATATCAAAGGTAGAGTCGGTGGTGATTCGGTTGTCACCTTTGAGAAATCTAAAATTCAAATTGTTGGTGGTGGATATGATTTAGATGTTACGGGTAAGGAGATGGGTTCAAACCCCGGTGCTGATGGCATTTACATATCAACGGGTTCTAACTATACCGTGCTTGCAAAGACCGATATATCTCAGTCAACCATATCAGGGATTGTCTCTATTAAATCTGGTAGCACTTTGAATATAAAGTCCGCCGGTACATTTACATATGCAACAGAGTCTAATTTAGTAGGAACAACAGCCACAACATGGGATCACACATCTACGGGTAACGTAGCAATTAACGGTGCAAGGATTGACTTGAACTAATGGCCCATGAGTTTGTGATACTGAATACATCTGGAGTAACTACAACGTACACAAGTTACGAAGCAATTCCAGTTGATTCAACCTTAAAGAATGTCATAAAATTTGTGCCAGATTTGGGAACTCTGGTTGACGGAAATGAAGTATTAATTGAGGATACACCAGAAGTAACGACATTTAGTACAAACACAGTGCTTATATTAGATAGTGACGGTGTGATTATAGAACAGATACATGGAAATACATCAAGTGTAGGAACAGATTTTGTAATTAAAAATTCTAGTGACACTGTTCTAATAACTATTAAGCAATCATCTTCTTCTGGTGCATTTGCACCATTTCCACTCAAAAATTCTTCTGGAACCACTGTATCGACACTTGTATTTTCATTATCATCGATAAGTAGTGGTTCTACATTTACAAAAACTATTGATACGGGTTTTAATGATAAGTTAATACCAGAGGATTGGACAACGAGTTCAGAAAATCATTTAGTGTTAGAAACCTCAGCTGATTCTATTGCAGACAATCATTATCATCCACCGACACAAGATCATCATAGAGTAACACCAAGAGATTCTAGCATCATGGATATCTTGGACTCCTCTGGTGATGTAATACACGAAATATTTGGAAATATAACAAGCTCTGGTTCAGATTTTATAATTAAAAATTCTAGTAATACTACTTTAAGAACTATTAAACAAACATCTTCTTCCAGCCCAAGTGAAACATTTTTACTTAAAAATTCTTCTGGAACTGTTATAACAACACTTACATTTTCTTCAGTAGAGATAAATAGTGGTACTGAATTTTTGAGAGGTGACGGACATACACCCGAAGAACATAGAGAAATTGCACTTTGGGATTATAAATTGCAAGTACTCATGAAACAGGAGAGAGAAAATGCCAGCAGCAACTAGAATAGGTGATGCAGATATTCCACATTGCTCTGCGCCTGCGCGAGCAGAAGGGTCACCAACTGTGTTTGTGAATAATATTGCATGGTCGAGACAGGGTGATAATAATACGTCACATCTAAAACCCGGCGCACCGTGTCCATCACATGCAGCACCAATTGCTGTAGGATCAACAACGGTATTTGTTAATAATAGGGGCGCTGGTAGAATTGGTGATGTGATTAGTGGATGTACTTCTGTTGCTGAAGGAAGTCCCAATGTATTTGCTGGAGGTTAGACATGGTTGATTTTAAAATTCCAGATTTGTGTGGTGCTAGTCCAGAACTGAATGATGTTCTATCTAAACTTGCTGATGCGAAAGCAGACGCAAAGGCAAAACTTGATGAAGCTGCATCTACTGCTGCAGCTGCGTTTGGAGAAGCTCAGAATGAACTTGCGGGTCTGAAGGATAAACTTCAATCAATTGAGATACCAACTTTACCCAAACTAAATTTACAAGCAGAGATTGCAAGTCTTACCTCTCAGATACCCGGCACTCCATCTTTTCTTTCTGCTCTTGCAAAAATTAAAACAGAGTTTGAAGATGACATCAAGGCTGCGGGTTTAGAATTGGATAGTCTTGTTAGTAGTGCTACCTCGGCAATATCAGGTGGTGGTGATATTTGTGCTATCGTTCCTAATCTTGAGAAAGATGCGGGGAGTACTGAACCGGCAGTGCAAAAACCTATCGCACCAAAACAAGCATCTGTTGCAGCCGAACAAGAATCTCCATCCGTATCAAATCAAAATGCAAATGTCGTGGCAGCAGTTGCCGAAGTTAAACAAAAGGTGGAATCATATGCGGTTACTAGTGAACCACCAACTGAAGATAGAGGTGCAATAAAAATTGTAAAGGCAGATAAAAAAATCAAAAGTCCATCTGGAGCGGATGTAAATGTTGCCCCAGCTGGAACAGGAAAAAACTTTTCTCCTGATGGGGGTATGCTTAATAAAAAGGCAAATTACAGTCAATTCAAAAGTTTAGGTGTAATAACAAATCTTGGTAAAGATGGAACTTTTGGTAACAGGCTTTCATACAAAGTTACACTGAAATATGAACCAATAGACAAAATTAAGATTTATTTACACTTTGGAGATGCGATGAAAACCACATTGCGGGTTCCAGAGAAAGGTTCACCCGAAGAAGCGGTCTTTGGTACATCTTATAATAGTTTTTATGGATTACATATGTATGCGTGGATTAGAACCGATGCCGACAGCACAGGTTCTCAAAACATAAAAATTGATGGAAAAGAATTAACATTCTCTTCACCCAAAGCTTTGGTAGACCACCCCGGCAATATTGTTAGTGTTAAGAATGAAGTTCTGGACATAGACGGTGTTTTTGCAGCCATCGGCACACATACCAACTCATTTACAAAAGGTGGAGAATTTAATACTTATCGGGAAGACGAAGCCCTTAATAAAGTTTTCGGGGGTTATGCTATGGCCATCCAGTATGAATACTTAGATAACTATGACCCAGAACCACAAACTTAAAGACATAAATACAAACACACATAAAGGAGTTATATTATGGGAAAGAAAAAATCAAGGGCTACACAAACATCAAAGGGTGAACGCAATAACGTAAGCAAAGATGTGAGTAAAGCACTTCGTAGAGATTACTTGCAGAATGATCTTGCACGGTTGAATAATCAGATTGATGCTTTTAAGAGGGGTAAGAATGTCATGGTGACTATTCCTAACCCAAATACAAATGAAACAAACAAACGATTTCTTCGAGTCAATGCAAAGGACGTTTGGAAGTTTAATAATAAGTTTATTATGAAACATAATACATCAGAAAATGTATAAATAATAATAAAGAGGAATGCTCATGAGCGCTAAAGACGCATATACTGACGGTACATATCAGGGACAAGAACGCGCTGCTCAACTGTATTCCGATATAGATTTGTTTTTTGGACCTAAGACGGGAACAAATGATATCAACAGGGTGACAGATTTTGTAGCAGTCAAACGATCTGTCAGAAATCTTGTTCTAACAAACTTCTATGAAAAACCTTTTCATCCCGAAATTGGTTCTGGTGTGAGAGACATTCTATTTGAGCCCATGACTCCTATCACCGCATATGTTCTTACCATGAAGATAGAAGAGGTGATTGAAAACTTTGAACCAAGGGCTAGACTCGTTGGAGTTAGAGCTATACCCAATCTTGATAACAATGCATATAATGTTACAATTGAGTTTTATGTTGTCAACGCACCCACAGAGCTTGTGAACATGGAAGTTCTATTAGAGAGATTACGATAATGGCAGCAAACAGACAACGACTCAGTGTAACAGAATTTGATTTTGATGAGGTTAAGGATAACCTAAAACTTTTCATGCGAAATCAGACAGAGTTCAAGGACTATGACTTCGAAGGCTCTGGTCTATCTGCCCTTCTGGATGTTCTTGCATATAATACACACTATCTTGGTTTCAATGCGAACATGCTTGCAAACGAGATGTTCCTTGACTCTTCTCAATTGAGGTCAAGTGTTGTTTCTCATGCAAAGACCTTGGGATACACTACTCGTTCTGCAACAGCATCTAATGCGGTTGTTGACATTTTTCTTAACACAACGAATGCAAGTGCAACTATGCCAGCAGGAACAGTGTTCAGTGCTAGTGTTGGAGATGAATCTTATCAGTTTGTAACTATATCTGATGTAACTTCATCTAACAGTGGTTCAAACATTGTCTTTGATGATATTAGAATTTATGAGGGAAGTTATGTTTCAAGTCGATACGTTGCTGACACTCAGAATGTTGAACAGAGGTTTCTAATCAATGATGATCGTGCAGATACAACAACCCTTTCGGTTATAGTTCAAAACTCTGCAACGGATACCATACAGACAACCTTTACTCAAGCAACAGATATTTCTGGACTAACCTCTACATCGAATGTATATTTTATTCAAGAAGTTGAGGATGGTCAATATGAAATTTATTTTGGTGACGGTATTTTGGGTTCTGCGATAGAAGATGGTAACATAATTATTATGCAATATGTTGTGACCAATAAGGGTGCAGCTAACGGTGCAAGTACGTTTACCTCTTCTACTGCAATCGATACAGTCAATAGTGTTAATGTTGTCACTGTCTCAAATTCTGCTGGTGGATCAGAACCAGAGAGTATTGAATCTATCAAGTACAACGCACCTCTGGATTATGCATCACAGGGTCGATGTGTTACAACAGAAGATTATAAGACATATGTTAAACAGTTGTTTGCAAACACTCAAGCGGTTTCTGTCTGGGGTGGTGAGGATGGTTCGTTCAATGATGTTTCTGGTGTGTCAGACATTGCAGAGTATGGTAAAGTATTCATTAGTGTTAAGTCAACGACAGGATTAAATTTGAATGAAGTTCAGAAGGCTCAGTTGGTTACTGACTTGGCACCGTTTACTGTTGCATCTATTACTCCTGTGGTTGTTGACCCAGAAACACTTAATCTAATTCTCAATGTTAATTTCAAGTATGATACTAATGCAACATCTAGTACAAAGGAAACAATTGAGTCCTTAGTTAGTAATACTGTGACCTCGTTTAATAATGACAATCTAAAAGTTTTCAGTTCAGTGTTCCGTCACTCTCAGTTTACAGGTTTGGTTGATGATGCAGACCCGTCGATACTTAGTAATATTACCACCGTGTCTTTGGGTTCTCTTTACACACCAAATACTGCTGGTTCATATTCATTTACGGTTCAATTTGGAAATGCATTGTATAATCCACACTCCGGCCACAATTCTGCATCTGGCGGTGTCATTGCATCGACGGGGTTCTTCGTCTCTGGCAATACAAATGAGATGTTCTTTGATGACGACGGCGTAGGTAATCTTCGCATTTACTATTTGGTGAGTGGAGTGAGAACATATTTTTCATCTGCAGCTGGAACTGTTGATTATGCAACTGGTTTGATTTCAGTAAGTCCTGTTTTTATAACTACAGTATCTAATGTAG